AGTGACTTCGTGTTTTTTAAGTCTTTCTTCTTTTAACTGACCAATATATTTTACAACAAGCGGTGACTGTTTTGGATTACAAAGTTCTGATCCTTCCTGTCTTGCACGTTTGGGACTATACCCTGCAGCTAACGCCGCTTCGGTTTGAGTCATTGGTCCGTCAGGTCCACCGAATACAAGAAATTCAGCAAACCTTTGTTGCATCTCTGTTAGTCTTTTAGGTACTCCCATAGTTGACAATTTAAGGTAACTATCCTATAAAGTCAACAATGTTTGTTAAACATCTACAGGAATACTTAGAACAGTTTACAGTTGTCAAAGGTAAAAAAACTACCGGCATAGGTAATGCTCGTATCTACATGCAGGTCGGTCATCACTTAGAAGAAATAAAAAAAATTGAAGTGCAAGAGTCAAATATAATTGGACAAAATACTATTCGTGTTGTATTAAAACCTGAGAGTCAAAAGATAATTATCGCTCCTAACACACCAAATTAGAAAGCCCTAGTTACCTTGAAACCAGAGCGAAAATTATATGCAAAAATTAAAAAATCTATCACTAAAATTTCCTGGATTAGGATTGAAAACAATAGTTTATTTGGCACTCCCGATCTACTGGGTTATACTGCTAACGGCCACTTTTTTACACTAGAACTAAAAGTTACGAGAGGTAACAAGGTACGTCTTTCACCACATCAAATTGCGTTTCATGTTAAGCATCCACACAATACATTTATCTTGGTAGAGCACCTCGGTTCAGGGTGCTTGAAACTTTTCCGTGGTTCACGTATCAAGGAGCTTGTTGCTTGTGGCTTTAAGCTTGACGCTTGCTGCTTGGGGCTTGATGCTTGTCGCTTGTGGCTTGAGGCTCTCTGAGCTTGTTGCTTGCAGCTTGAAGCTTGGGGCCCGGACCAGTCGCACGCTCGCGCTCACCGTCGTGAGCTCTTAAGCTAATGGCCTGGTCCAGTTTATTACGTAGCTTTCGTAATTCTTTATAATACTTTGGATGTTTGAACATATCAATGTTTACCGTATTTAATTACTTTTACAGCAGGATCCCAGCATTGTCGACAGTCCCTGCATTCATTGTCTTGTTGAGCTGCGGGACAGCTAGCCCCAGATGTCACCACCTCCGAAGAGTTAGGCCACGACTCAGGCGCCCGCTGGTTCACCATCGGAGCGCTAAATCGTATGACTAAATTGTTTGGCTTGTCCTTCAGGTGAGCTTTGATCCATGCTTCACGAGTCGGTAACCAGTGACGCTTGCTGGGGGTGAGCTCACAGACTTTATAAATCTTTTGAAGGTGATCCAGATCCTGAACGTCGCCGCTGTCATGCCAGCGAAACACGTTGGGCTTCTTGCTGTTGATCAGGTGGGCCATTGCCTGGACCCAGCTCGGGTCCTTGATGGCTGCCAGCCGCCTGTATTGCGCATCTTGCACAACCTTGAACACGTAACAGCCTTTGAGCGCGTAACAGTCAAAGCATACGCTGCCCTTCACTGCTTGAAGCTTGCCGCCTGTCTTGCACTCTTTGGCAGGTAAACCTATCGACCAGCCAGGCATCTTTGAAGGCTTGCTTAAGCTCCCGCCTATAATTTTTAATGCTTCACTTGTTTTCATTTTTTCTTTCTATTTCCTTTATAATCCTATAATTCTTTCTTGTCAAGCTTGCCGCTTGAAGCTTGCAGCTTGCCGCTTGTTGCTTGTAGCCGTTGGCCTGCAGCCAGCGCCAGTGGTTAATTAAAACTTTAATACTTTCAGATCCTCTTCTCATAATTCCTTTCTTGCAGCTTCAGGGTCGATGCACAATGCACCGCCCATCCCAGCTGCGGCCCAGTGAGTTTAATAACTAGTATGTATTTCTCACTGGTCCTGACCAACTGTCGCGCAACGTATCATTCTCAATTACAGCTTCTGCTTATTGATACGCCTGTAATCACAACTGATCCCAGGTCCATTGATGGTGTACACTGCAGGGACCATAGCCGTTGTCAGCTATAGCCACAATGGACCAGGGATCAGTTCTAGTTGTACGTGTGTTTGGATCTCTTTCAATCTACTTTACACTACAACCAGAAGTTGTCCCTGTAAATTAGAAAACAGGTGTGGTAAAGCACCTAAACTAATTTACTAAATCCAATATAATACTTGACAATCCTATTGTCAAGTGCTAATTTCAAATCATGCAAAAAATAAATACAGAAAGAGGTAGCATGACTAAAGAGAAGAAAATAACACTTAACGCAGAAAAGCGAAAAGTGATTGCAGATCAATTTCAATCTTTTTACGAAGATAAAGTAAAAAATAAATTGGTACAAGCAAAAGAACAATATGATCTTATGCGTGAGAAAGCAAAAGAGCAGATTGATAAAGTTGTAAGGTTTCATCAACCACAGGAAGATGTTGATACAATTAGAAGAATGATTAGTAAATATTCTTCTAGTGGTGGCGAGTTATACCATGATAATTGTTTCAATGTTACAATGCCAATAACTAAAGTTGATGATGAGGGCAAAGAGTATCAAGCAGATGATGAGGTCAATGTTAGATTTGACATGGGTAGAAAGTTTGCAAGAGCATATTATCGTGATGAGATGAAAGCAAAAGGTTTAAATCCTGACTTTCAATTATCAATCAATGATGACTACTCAAAAAGAAATCCAAAATATTATAATGATGAAAGTCAAGTTAATAAATTTTTGGGTTTTAATACATCTTCAAATGATGATAAATCTGTGATTACCCCTGTTGCAAAATGGGAAAATGATTTTAAACTTTGGGTAATTGGAACATCTTATTGCAGATCAAGACAATTCAAAGTTGATGAGAATACTATGAATTTCTTTAAGATGTATGTTGCTAGTGCTGACAATGTAATTAAAGAGCATGAACAGATGTATAGTTATGTTGAGGGCAAAATGAAAACTTTAAGATTAGGTTTAAAATCTTATCGTACTTTTGACCAAGCTAAAAAACTTGCAGATAAAGTTGGAGTTGTTTTAAATGAAACAATGTTAAACGAAAGTAGTAGTTTAGCTTTATCAATTTATAGTCCAGAAAATTTGGCTAGTCTTTTGGAAGATAAAGAAGTCTTAACTAGAGATCAAAAGATCGCTATTGCAAGACAACAAATGGCACAACAAAGTGTAAATTAACTATTGACAATTAAGGGACAATCCTATAGGGTTGTCCCCAGAAAGGCAGAAATAAATATGACTAAAACATTTTACATAACTTATTATTCTAACAAGGATAAAAAGCACATAACAAGACAAGGCAAACATGACGATAAGTCAAGATATGGGACATCAAAAAAAGGTGTTGCGTATTATGTTTATTATGATCTAGACGCACATGGATATAGAACAGCTACTACAAGTTGGAAAGTCAGGCACTAATGAGTGACTATAATTGGTGTCATGGACCAGAGTGCCATACCAGACATACTGTTGACAGAGTGCGAGGTGTCAAAGGCTCTAAGGTTTTAAGAACGCGTAAGATTAAATTACATAATTATAATAGAGATAATCAATGGGGTTACTTTTGTAGCAATAATTGTTACAATGAATTTGCTACAAAGTATATTCAACAAATCTTAGCCATTGCACCGAGGACCGAGTGCCAGGAAACACCAATCGAGGACCCTAAAAAAGTTAGAGCATATGAGGGCGCTCAATGGCATACTTGGGAAATAAAAGAGGTTGACAATAACCCTAATCCATGAGAATATAGGATATGACTAAGAAAGAAATAAACACAAAAGCATCTGAGTTTAAAATCATCGAGAACCAAAAAGATGAGCCAGATTTAAAAGCGGCTCAAGAGTTTGTAGGTGGTATGGTGCAAGGTATCGAGTTTCCTAATGGTGATTATATGATCATGAATGAAGAGGGAAAGTTGATGCAGTTACCATTAAACCCAGAAGCAACAGCATTGTGGAGAGCGACATTTACAAAAGATAAATACCTTTTTGGGTATGATGACTTTGTTGTTGGTCCTGCAATATTAATAAAAAAAGCTGCCCTAAAAAATTGGGCGTAATTACTCCTTGCCCCTCGGCGCTAACGCGCCGAGGGGTCCCGAACCAAATCCAAAAATCCAAATAACTTTTGACCCTATCCCCCCTTTTTGCAAAAAGGGGTCCCACTACTCTAGGTTGTATTGC